TCCATAAGACAAAAGCACCAGTAATCCAAGATTTACCAACACCTCGAAAGGCTTGGATCTGTAATCTTTTTGGTCCATGTTGTAAGTAGTCAGCGATGGAGTACTGTGCTCTTGTAGGTGATGGAAGATCTAGCTGCTCCCATAGAGCTTGTAGGAACAGCTTAAAGTCGTCTTTTAAAGCTAGTAATACGTTATTCATTCTGATTCAATATCCCAATATGCACCTGTTCCGGGTTTAATATCTTTAGGTTTTTTCTTAGATTTTTTAGGTTTCTTACCTAAATCTAATAATTGATTTTGAATAGGTGTTCTAGGTTTTATACCTCTTCTACTCATTGATTCACCTGCTGATATACCACCAAAAATAGAATCTAAAAGTGCTTGATGATTAGGTGCAGTAAGTTGAAGTTTTATATAATCATTTACAGTTTTTTTAATAAGATTTAGTTGAGATTTATCAATATCTAAAGTTGCATCGACTAATGCTTCTGGACTATCATCCATGACATTTTGATCTAATACAGCTCTTATTGCTTTTTCAGCTACTGGATAAGAACCTTTAACAACAGCAGCAAACTTTTTAATCATAGGTTTTCTTTCTTCAACACTAAGATCTTTTATTTTTGAACCATAATCACCAACTAATTTCTCACCATATAAACCTAATTGTTCATTTAAGTATGTATGAACAGCATATACATTAGGATTATCCTTTTTATTTACATGTGCTTTTTTCTGAATAGCCATTAAATTATTAGGATCATTACCAGTAGGTATACCTTCGTCATATATTAGTTTTAACATATCTCGAAACTGAGATCTTGGTAAACCTATAAATAAAGAAGAAACATGTCTTAAAGAAGCTATATGATGTGCTTCAATTTGTGTCTGATCTAATCCTAAAAATTCTAATCCATCTAAAAATTCTTCTGCTAATACTATACGAGTTTCTGTATAACTTTTTGGAGAATAATTAGGATTAGATATACCCATCTTAATGTTTCTCCTTTCTTTTTGAGATACATCTTTTGAATCGAGCATAGTCTCAATCTCTAATCTTGCTTCATCTGTTAAGTTTATTTTTTCAAACTTCTCATTGTAAACTCTATTAGCATAATCTTCTTCTGATTCTCCTTTTCTTTTTCTTAATCTACCTTCTACATTACCAGCATCAGGATATCTATCCTTTGGTGACTGCATGAAACGATTAGCCAAATCTTCTGGACTGCTAGTCTGAGGTAATTTAGCCATAGCAATAGCTTGTTTCCAAGAAATGCCTCCTTCGTGATGCTTATAAATAGAACCAGCTCTTTTATAAACACTAGGATGCATATCAACTATTTCTTCAACCTGATCAGTAATATTTATCATATTACGTGGTTGATTACCTACAGTACCATATTGACTTAACGCTGCTCCATATAAACCTAGACTTGTCTGAAGACCCTCTTTAGCAAAGCCTTGTAGTTGTTCTATAGGTTTATTTGAGTCTTGATGGATTTTAAGAGAGTCTGGATCTAAGGATTCTTCTGTAGTAGGAAGTGAATCTAACCCAGCTAAAGGATTAGTAATATTTATACCTAGCTTTCTTAGACCACTCTGAGCTAATCTCTTAGTATCGTCAACTAGTTTCTTTTCTCTAGCTTCCGTCTGTTCTCTGGTTTCCATTACTTCCTCTTTGCTCCGCCTCTGCCTCGGTTAGTCTTACGACTCTCAGCTTTGAACGAACCGTCAGGTTGTTTAGAGGCATCAACATTCTTTGATTTAATCTTTAAGCTTGCTCTAGCTTTTCCGTGTGCTCTCTTATATTCGTTAGAATGAGCGTATTTACCACCCGGACTATTGTCTTTAACGTGTTTAGCTCTTGATTTGGCATTCTTCCGATAATGCCTAGCTGTTTTGCCTAGTTCTGCCATAGAGTCTATGTTGTACGAGTTCTGGGTCTACTTTAGGTATGATAGAAGCTAACTTATCTAATGGTGTACCCTCATAGGCTATACCAGTAATATCGTTAGTCTTTAACCAATCACACGCTGCTTTTAAATCTTGGGTAGTAGCCTCGCCACTACGAACTCTCTTTAGGAATTCTTCAGTGACGAGGTTATGAAGTTCATTAAACTTTTCTTCCTTTGCCTTTACTTTTGACATTCTTTTTCTCTGGATGCAATTTGGCTACTTGTCGTTGACCTATAGAATAGGTTTTAGAACCATCTTCATTGTATGTTTCAGCCATAACCTTTATCGAATTCTTTTTGTAGTTTCTTAGCTTTTAGTTCTGGGTTTGGTAAAGGACCATAAAAATCTCTTTTCTTAGAAGGTCTTTTATCAATAGGATTAAATTTCTTTACTCGTGCCATTAGGTTAATAGTTTCTTTTTGACAATTTCTAATGCTTGGTCATCTAATTTGTTATCAGTTCTAGCTACATAAGCTGTTAGTAAATCAATTACTAGGTTCTTAACGGCATCTGATTTCAAGAAGGCGAAAAGGATGGGCTTGATAATTAGGATCATTTTCTAAAAGATTCGGGTAGTTGTAATGGTGATTTTTGTAAGTTTTCGATTAACTTTTTCTTCTCTTGAAGCTGTTCTATAACTTTACCAGTAGGTGAATTCCTAAACTGATTATACTTATGACCAGCATAGCCACCAGCAATTAAAAGGGCAGCTAATATTGCTAATTTAATCTTCATCGGATTCTTCTGATGCAGCTGCTTCGGCAGCCTCTTTTTGGATAATAAAAGTTGTTTTAACTTTAGGTGTTAGGTCATTAGGACCATCTAAGGATGCTTGTGCATTCCCATTCTTATTTGTAAATGAACTCATTTTTCAGTTGATTGTTTTGGACATTCGTACTCTTGTTCTTTCCAAGGAAGTTTGAATCCTTCTTTAGGAGTACATTCTGTTTTCAAGTAATTCTTAACTGCAGCTTTTTTCTCTTTATTATATCCAACTATAGGGACAACATCATTACACATTTCATAGACACGAGAAGTTTCAGTTAGCATAAAACCTTTACGTTGAAGTTCAGCACACTTTAAGACCCTAACTAATTCATAATCAAGTCTTAGCTTCTCTTCTTGACGTCTTGCTATTTTTCTGCACTGTTCTAATCCTCTTCTATCTAGTGGAAACATAAAGTTGATTTGTCCTCCCCAGTTTTCAGCTATTGTATAACTTCTTTGACTCATTTCATCATCATATGGTACTGTATGATTCCCCATATAGAATGGAGAAAATGTCATAGTAGCACCATTACAACTAACCCCACCACCATAATGTTGTCTAGACGGTGCTCCATTATTCTGGAATTGCACCGCCTGATTTGTTACATTACCAGTCGCTGCTGCAACTGGATTAGAGGTATTATTTACCTCTGGATCTGATGCCTTAGCTGGTGTTATTGAGAGAAGACTGATAAGGAGACAGTAGTAGATTCCTGTTCGATAGTTCGATCTATCTCTGTCTTTTCTATTATCTGACTGGCTGCTCTGTTTACTATTTCTAAAGTAAAATCTGAACCAGCTGTTGTCAGGTTGAAGACTGAATCTGAATCTGCTATTCCTCCAGAGCTTGCTGAAGTATGAGTTATATTGTCTCCTGACCATTTCTGTAACGCTGCTCCATAGGTGGTAGTGACGATTTCTTCGTCTATATCAATCGTTGTAGTTGTTGTACTGTTCATCGACCCTTGTGTGAAGTTGGGTTGAACTAATTCTGCTCTTGCTACCGTGGGTGATGCCAGTAGGAAGAGTAAAAGCCATTTTTTCATCCTTCCTTTTTCTTAGCCATAGGACAATTTACAGGAGTTGCTTTACCACCGTTCTTATTACCAGTAGTCAAGCCAAAAGTTGCAAGTGCTCCTGTAAATACACTAGCAACGAAAGTTATATCTGAGTTACCTGATTTCTTAACCATAGGTATCTCAACATAATTCATAGTTATTATAAATCCAGACCAAACTACAACGCCAAGTCTGACGAATGTTCCAAGGATCTGGATTTGATGTTCTTGATCCTCTGCAGCATCTTTCAGCTTTCCGAGGAGTCCTTTTTCTTTTTCTGGCGGTTTTCCTTCCATTTATCGACTTTCTTTTGTAGGAATTTTTGGATTTGTTTCTTTAATTTGTCAAATAAAGGAGTAGCAAGGGTGGTAGTAGCTACTGCTGCAACAGCTGCATAAGTAGCCGTTGCGACTACTTCAGCTGAAGGTAAGGGTAGATCTATTTTTATAACTGGTACTCTGAGACTTGGTTGTTCAGTTGTAGCTGTTTCTGCATCTTCAGATTCAGCTGGCACTTCCTCCATCTCTACTCCTTTTGGAGCTTTTAAAGTATTAGGAGGTATAACAATCGGTGGGAATACTGGCATCTCTGCAGTAGGAGGCTCTAGAGG